TCGCTCATATCCTTGGCGGCGTAGTGGTCGCGGATCACTGGCCAGCATTCCCATTGCTTCAATCGATCAAATGCGGTTTTAGCGCCCACTCGCTCCCGTGCCAGCAGGCTTACGAAGTTTCCCAGGAACAGCTCGACGTTCTTGCCGCTGAATCCACGGCTGGTCTTGTAATAGCGCTTGTACTCCGTTTCCTCGACCAGCGAATCGACTGGTAGATCGACCCTCGCGTCATCCCGCATTAGCGTCCAGATCGGCTCGTAATAGCCGGGGCGGGCGATCAGCTTGAATTGGCTCAGGCCATAGCGCCACAAGCCGTCCAGATGCGCCGAGAAGGCCGCAAACGAGTCCGTGTCGATGGCTTGGCCTGTCTTCACGTCTACCGAGCCGCTGGCGAATTGCTGGATGACGGAGTGGTGATAGCGAAGCTCGACGCGCCACACGTCAGCGCTTGGATCGTAGTTGTCAGGGTCGGTCGGATCGAAGGAGTCTCGACGACGCCACACGCTTTCCCAGTAGTCGAGCTTATCGGTCGCGCGGGCCTGCTCGGTCTTGTTGTAGATGCAGAGCTGCACGCCGCTGGCAGAGCCGAACATGGACGTTTCGCCCCGGCCGTAGACGCTGGACTTGGTGGCCCACTCAATTTCCTTGATGCCCGAAATATCGCGATGCGTTCGTGCGCGGCAGTGCAGGCGTGCCACCAGATCGACCGGAGGTTTCCAGCCCTGAAGGTCCAGTGCCAGATGGACGGCACACTGGTTGCGTTCGCGATTGGTCATCACGGCTGCGGCGTAGTAGTCCATCCGCTCTTGCAGACGTTCCGGCGACAGCGCGTCGATGGCGTGCGGCGACACCTCGATTTTCAGGTGCGGCCCGATGTTTTCGAGCTTGGCGTTGAAGTTCTTGATCAGCAGGATGAAGCCGAGGTCGGCGTTCTGGAGCTTGTACTGGTAGCCAGAGTCCCGGCCGACCCGTCCCGAGTGCCAGACTTCGCCAGCAAACTCCACCATCGCGCCCGGCTTCTCGAAGAGTGCCATGACTTCGGGACGGATCAGTCCGCGATACAACTGGCGGACGGTATCGACGCCGCAGCGCAGCAACCGGACCTTCGACAGATCGGTGATCGCCGCAGTACCCGGATCAACGAACAGCCGTCCGCGCTTGGTCGGATTGCCGGTGACGTGGTCCAGTCTCGCTTGGTCTTTAACGCTCATTCTTGAATCTCCAACAATGTCCAATAACGGACGGTTTCAACTCGCTCTATCTGACGTGTTACAGGGACGTCAGCGCGCGCGTTTGCACGCCGGCTCGTGCCTCGCCGCGCGTGCAAAGAGCGCGGAGCGCACGCGCGCTGACGGTCATCACCACAGGAATTGCCCCTTCTCGTAGGGCACACGCGTAAAGGTGGCCGCCGCCTGTTGCTGGCTCGGCTGATAGGCCGGTGCGGTGGTCGGTGGTGGTGGCTGGTTGCGCATGTCCTGCGGCGAGCCACGGTCGGGCTTGGTGTCGTCGAAGTAGCCGTTCTGCACGACCGACATACAGAAGCGAAACGACACATCCAGGCGGGTGCCCTGCTGGGTGTTGCAACGGCACCCCGTCAGCCCTTCATCGCTGTCGCCCACCTGCATGCGCTTGTAGTTGCGGGCGATCAGATCGCGATCGGTGGTGGCGATGCAGATCGGTTTCGGGAAGGCTTGCGGGCCGGTCAGGCCGTCATACACCGGTGCGGATGCTGGCAGGTCCTGCACCCTCGGGACTCGCTTGCCCAGGTACTGCTCGACGGTGAGCGGTGCCGATTGTTCGTCATCGGCAGCGCTTGGCCGGATAAACGATCCGACCGTATCCCGTACCTGATCGACCATGCTCCCGGCTGGCGCGCTGGTGGCTGTTGCGGCCTGCGCTTTCTCGGCGGCGTAGCGCTCATAGGCGCGATAAACGAGGATGCCGGCACCGAGGATCACGCACAGCGCCAGGATGAACTTGGTCGGCACCTTGGTCTGGAAATGGTGCTTGGCGTTACTGCTGGTGTAGGCGCCGAAGTAGCGCTTATCCAGGCGCAGCGACTTCTTGTCGGCGTCCTTGAAGCTGGTTTTCAGCTCGACCTTTTCCACCACCACTTCCGACTCGAAGCGCAGCAGCTGGGCGGACTTGAACACGCGCCAGTAGTGAATGTGCGTGTTGCACAGCCGACGCAGGTGCACATCGAGATAGCGCGGGTCTTGGGTGACGAGGTGCACTTCGTGGCCCTGGTGGCGCATGGTCTCGAAGCGGGTGATGTGCTCCGGTGGCCGCGCCCGTGGATCGCGTGCGCCGAACCAGCCCTGCGCTTCGTCCACGACGATGATCGAATCGTTTGGCAGCTCGAACCACTTCTCCGGATCTTCGAACTCGAACCACTGCGCTTGCAGCTGATCGGGCTTGAGGCCGTTGATGTTGTGGAAGTAGACGACGCGGCCTTCGGCGTGGGCCTTCTGATCCACTTCACGGATGGTGTTGAGGGTCTTGCCATGGCCGGGCTTGCCGGTACGGATAACGAGCATGACGGCTCCTCCTTAGGCTTCGATGGAGGTTCCGCCCGGCTTGCGCCAGACCTGATTGCGACGACGGTCAGTGGCCTTGTCGATCCCGGCCAACATGAAGCGCGTCGAGATGGCGGCGAAATACAGGTTCACCACCACATCGAACTTGGCCAGCCCGAGAATCCCCTGGATAACCGGCCCCACGTCCCCCATCAGGCCGAACAGGTAGCTTTGCGCCTGGCCGATGATCAGGTTGAAGCCGACATACGAGACGAAGCCGAACCCGATCATTTTCAGCACCATCTTCACCAGCGGGCCGAGAATGATGACGAGCATCTGCACGATGAATAGAAACTGCATCACTGACCTCCTACGGAGCGGCCCACGTACAGGGCAGCCAGGACGGTAGCCACAGCCACGAACAGGCCGCTCAGGTCACTGGCGGCGCGGCAAAGGGGTTCGTAACTGAGCTGGAAGGAGCGCCCGCCGCCAGTGCGCAGGCTGAAACTCTCGGCGCTGGGGCAGGTGGCAGGCAGGAAGCGGGTGCCCTGGTTGATGAAAGACGGCAGCTGAATCTCGGAGCCTTCTTCAAGCTGGAACTTGTCGCCCTGGACGGCGGCTTCGATGGCGGGTTTGTGCTTTTCGAAGTCGGCTTGTTTTTCGGCGTGGCAACGCAGTTCTTTTTGCTGGCGGAGGATCGCGCATTGCACGGCATCGCCGGTGCACTTCACCTCGGCATCACAGGCTTCGCCTTCTACGCTGGACTTGCCGCATTTGTTTGGGTCCTTGGCCGGGTCGCATTCAGCCCCACCATCCCCGTCTCCCTTGCCATCCCCGTCGCCATCTCCTGACCCATCACCGTCCCCATCACCATCGCCGCTGCCGTCCCCATCGCCGGAACCGTCACCGTCTCCATCGCCGTCACCATCCCCTTCGCCGTCACCGTCGCCGGGGTTATCAGGATCGGGGTTCTCGCTGCTATCGCAGCCGCCGACTTCAACTTCGGGATCGCACGGCTTGGGCGGTTCCTTGCTGCAGAAGGTGCCGTTCCAGACGTAGCCGTCCGGGCAGGTGTTATCAGGGTCAGGTGTCGGGGTTTCGTCGGGATCGGTCTGCTGACCGGGACTGCCCGGTTCCCTGCGGGTGTCTTCGTTGCACTCGATGCCGTTGCCGGTATAGCTGTAAACGCCAAACACGCCCGGCGGGTTGCCGCTGCTGTAGACGTAGACGTTGCTGGCCGGTGTGAAGCCGAAAGC